ATCCCACGCAGAACGTGACCGCGTTCTGGGAAGCGATGGTGACGGGCCTGCTGCTGCGCGGCAACGCCTACGCGATCATCAGCCGCGATGAAGCGCGCGTGCGCGCGCTCTGGTACGTGAATCCCGACCGCGTCGCCGTCGACGTGCTCAAGAGCGGGCGCCTGCGCTACAAGGTCGCCGCCGGCAGCTCGACCACGACCGTGAGCGCGGACGACATGCTGCACGTGGTCGGGCCGATGTCGGATGACGGCTACACCGGCCGCTCCGTCATCGCGACGTTTCGCGAAACGCTCGGCCTGGGACTCGCGCAAGAGCGCTACGGCGCCGAGTTCTTCGCGAACGCGGCCACGCCGCGCGGCGTGCTCAAGACGCAGGCGCGTCTGAGCGAGACGGCGCGCGCCACGCTGTCGAAGTCCATCGCCGAGCAGCACGCCAGTCCCGGCCGGCGGCACAAGACGCTGCTGCTGGAAGAAGGGCTGGAGTTCCAGCCGCTCGGCGTGGCGAACGACGAAGCGCAGTTCCTGGAATCGAGACACTTCACCACCACGGAGATCGCGCGCATCTTCGGCGTGCCGCCGCACATGATCGGCGGCGACATTCGCGGCAGCATGACCTACGCGAACGCCGAGACCGAAGGGCTGCGCCTGCTCAAGCACACGCTCGGCCCGTGGCTGGCCCGCATCGAAAGCGCCGTGAACTTCGCGTGCGTCCCGGCCCTGGAGCGCCAGCGGATGTACGTGGAGTACCTGCCCGACCAGTTGCTCGCCACCGACACGATCGGCCGCTACAGCGCCTACGAGACGGGTTTGCGGGCCGGTTTCCTGACCATCAACGAAGTCCGGCGCAAAGAGAACCTGCCGCCGATGGACGGCCTGCGCTGATGGCGCTCGAGCTCGTCACGCCGCCCGCCGACCTGCCCGTCACGCTGGCCGACGCCAAGCTCTACGTGCGCCAGGATCTCGACCACCACGACACGCTCATCCAGGCACTCATCGGCGCCGCCACGGCGTACCTGGACGGCGCCGACGGCGTGCTGTGTCGCTGCCTGGTCACGCAAACGTGGGCGCTGGTCGTCGACGCCTTCCCGGCCGGCGCCGTGCCGCTGCGGCTGCCGCTGCCGCCCGTGTCGGCCGTGCAGTCCGTAACCTACGTCGACACGGCCGGCGCCACGCAGACGTGGGACCCGGGCGCCTACGTGGTCGATACGGCCGGCGCGCGACTTTTCCCCACGTTAGGCACAGGTTATCCACCGACGGCGCCGGTCCCGAGCGCCGTGCGCGTCACCTACGACGCGGGCGTCGCCGTCGACGCGCTGTCGCCGGCCGACAAAGAGATCGTGCTGATGCTCGTGGCGCATTGGTACGACCATCCCGAACCCGGCGGCGCGGGCAGCACGGGCATGACCCTGCCCGATCACCTGGACCGGCTCATCGCCGACCGGCGGCACGTGACGATCGCGTGAGCCGCCCGCCGCGCGCCTGCAAGGGCTGCGGCGCCTTCACCGTCGTCGGCAAGGGCAGCCGGCTGTTCTTCTGTCCGGCCTGCCGGGCGAACACCTGCCGCTACTGCTCCTGGCGCGGCGGCGCGCACCGTTCCACGTGCCCGCACGCGCGCGTGCCCCCGTGCCGCCGCTGCGGCCGCCCGCTCCCGCCGGACGACCGCCTCCGGCAACGCCGCGTGTGCGCGGCCTGCCGCCCCAACGTGGTGACCGTCGACGACATCGAGCGCGTCTACGTGCGCGGGCATGCCGACGCGCTCGCGTTCGCGCGCCGGCTCGTCGGCCCGAACGACGCCAGCGATGTCGTGCAGGATGCCGCCACCACGCTCCTGCACGGCATCGATGCACTGCCTGCCGTGCCCGGCGTGCCGCTGTTCATCCGGTGCGTGCGCTGGTCGGCGATCCACGTGCTCAACACACGCGCCCGCGTGCCGATGCCGGTGAGCGACGAGTGGATCGAGCAGCAGGAGAAGTACGACGCCAACGTCTTCGGTCGTCGTCCCTACGAAGAGGTGCGCCTGCCCGAGCCGCCGGATTCTTGGTCCTGATTTTTGTGCTGATTTTGTGCTGAAAGTTGAAGCGTAGGGCGTCAAACCGGGGGAAGTGGGCGCATAGCGATGGACATGAGTCCACATGCAAGTGCGTGGAAACATGAAGGGCACTCGGTAAACGCGCAACTTACCGAGTGCCCTTGGTCTCCTTAGGAAACTGCTGCTCTATCCACCTGAGCTACGGGGGCGTAAGGGTTTACGAGACGCTTTCCGGAGTCTACAGCGTTTTGTGCTGACTTTGTGCTGACGCTTGGCGTCAGTCCGTCCAGCCGGTCGACGGTCGCGCGCAGGTGCGCCGGGCTGAGATGGGCATACCGCATGGTCATCTTGATGTCCGCGTGCCCGAGCACTTCCTGGACGTCTTTCAGGCTGGCCCCGCGCATCACCATGTGGCTGGCGGCGGTGTGCCGCAGGTCGTGGAACCGAACGCCCTTGATGCCGGCGCGGTCCAGCGCGTTCTGAAACGCCGTCCGAATCTGCCCCCACGCGCGCGCGTCGCGCTTCTGGAAGACCAGCCCGCGCCGCTGCTCCGGGTCGGACTGGATGCCGACCAGCGCGTCGTAAACAGCGGTGTTCATCGGGACCCCGCGTGGCTTCCCGCTTTTCGTCCGGTACAGCGTCAGTCGCCCCGTCGACAGGTCGACGCGTTCCCACTCCAGCTCGAGTATTTCGGCCTTCCGCATGCCCGTGTTGATCGCGATGGTGACGATGGCCGGCAAGTACGGGTTGCGTCCCTTGGCTTCGGCGCACGCGTGCAGTAGCCGCACGATTTCGGCTTCGTCCAGAAACCGCGTGCGCCCTTCCGGCCTTCTCGGCATTTCGACGTCGGGCACCTGGTCGATGTAGCCCCACCGCCGCGCCAGTCGCAGCATGTGGCGCAGCACGGTCAGTTCATTCGCGACGGTGTACGCGCTGACTTCGCCGAGCCGGCGCCGTTCATACTGCGCGATGGCCGCGCCGCTGATGTCGCGCGTCGGCGTGTCTGCGCGAAACGCCGGCAGAATGCGCGTCTTGAGAATCCGCCGATCTTCCTTGAGCGACCGCTTGCCGGCGTCCTGCTTGTACGTCAGATACTCGTCGACGAGCTGCCCGAGCGTGCGCGACGCACCGGCCGGCGACTCGGGTTTGGTGATCGCGGCCAGCATCGCGGCGTGTGCGTCGGCTCGTGTCCACGTTCGCTTGAACTTCCGCGTTTGCTTGCCGCCGACCTGCGCGTCGAAGCCCCACGCCGTGCGGCGAACCTGACGCGGTCCGCTTGTCCATACTCGCTGGATGACCTTTGCCATTCACTTCCCCACTTTCGCTCGTGGTAGGCGCTTCGCGTTGCGCACGCGCATCGAGCACGACGACCCGCAATAGCGCTTTTGTCTGAACAGCGGCACGAACGGTTTGCCGCATCCCGGGCACTGGCGCAGATGTTCGCCCGCTTCGACCAGCAGATTGGCGACGGCGCCGAGAATCGCGGCGGGTTCGTTGCCGCCGAGACGTACCGCGAACTTCCCGGCGGCGGTGACGACGACGCGCGGGTCGGCCGGGAACTCCCAGGGCACGGGCGGGTCGCTCAGCAACCCCCGAATCGCCGAGAGAATATCGTGCAGGTATTTGGCGAGCTCGCCGTCAGGAATCGGCTTCAGCTTGAAGCGGTATCCTTCGCCGCCGTCGAGACTGAGCGCGGCGACCCCACGCAGCGAGTAGCCGAGCGCTTCCCGCGCGCCCGGGTCCATGGTGCGGAGGTCCGCGTGCGCCATGTCCACGATGTCCGCCAGCCGTTTCGCGGGCGGTCCGTCGTGGCGCTCCACCGCCATCCGCAGCCGGGTGATGGCGTCGTGCGGGCCGAGCCATTGATCGATCTTCCGCCGTAAGGCCCTCTGGTCTACCCGTTTCACCATCCGCCGCCCCCTTGACGCAGGTTTTAGGGAACCTACCACATGTTTCTGTGTTGAACATGTGTTTTTAGCTTGAACTGCGTTCACGTAGGTCTTACTCGTGGCTGTAGGAGGGCAGCATGACCAATCACGACGAGACCTACGACACGGTCGCCACGCTGGCGAAGTTCCTGACGCTGTCCCCGAAGACGATCTACCGCTGGTCCCGGGCGGACCCGTCCTTCCCCGTCACGAAGGTCGGCCGCGCGGTCCGCTTCCCACGTTCCCGCGTCCAGAAGTGGCTCAACGAGCGCACGCAAGGACGCCGCGCCGCGACGGCGCGATGAGTCCGTTGGTCGGCGTAGCGCGTGAGATCGTGCAGCGCGCGCGCGATGAGTATCCCGATCCGCTCCCGTTCCTGACCGCCGAAGCGTTCGTCCGTGCGCACCACGACGACGTCGTGCACCTGACCGACGTTGCCCTGGAATGCGAACGCTACTTGGCGCACCGTCGGCGCGCGGTCGAGCTGTTCCACGCACGCCGCACGACCGAATGGCTGGCGGCGCGCGTGGAGCGACTGGACGCCGAAGCCGCACGGCGGCGATCGAGACGCCGATGAGTGGCCTTGACGACCTACTCCCGACGTCGATTTCGATGCCGACCGAGACCACCTTCACCGAAGACGCGCTGGCCGCCGAGTTCACCCGTCGCTTCACGCATCACCTGCGGTACGTGCACGAGTGGGGGCAATGGCTGGCGTGGGACGGACACCGCTGGAAGCCCGAGCGCACGCTGGCCGTCTTCGATTGCGCGCGCGCGCTCGTGCGGGAGTTGGGCGCGAAGGTCGAGAGCTCGCGCGAACGCGCGAAGCTCGAGAGTGCCGCCACCGTCGCCGCCATCGTCACGCTGGCGCGCGCGGACCGCGTCCACGCCCGGCTCGGCGCCGACTTCGACCGCGACCCCTGGCTGTTGAACACGCGGAGCGGGACCGTCAGTCTGCGCACGGGCACGATCCGGCCGTGGCTCCGTGACGACGGCATCACGAAGTTGACGCCCGTGGCGCCCGCCGACACCACGCCCGAACGCTGGCTGGAATGCTTGCAGACGTGGACCGACGGCGACGACGACCTGATCGCCTTCCTGCAGCGTCTCTGCGGCTACTGGCTGACCGGGACCACGCGCGAAGAAACGCTGGTCATCATCTACGGCCCCGGCGCCAACGGGAAAACCAAGTTCGTCGAAACCGTGCGCGGGTGTCTGGGCCACGACTACGCGACGGGCATTGCCCTGGAAACCCTGCTCGTTACCCACGGCGAACAGCACCCGACCGACTTGGCCGACTTGCGCGGCAAGCGCCTGGCGATTGCGATGGAGACGGAGGAAGGGCGCCGGCTGGCGGAAGCCAAGATCAAGATGCTGACGGGCGGCGACCGCATCCGCGCCCGCCACATGCGCCGCGACTTCTTCGAGTTCGACCCCACGCACAAGCTCGTCATCGTCGGCAATCACAAGCCGGGGCTGCGCAATGTCGACGAAGCGATGCGCCGCCGGCTGGTCCTGGTGCCGTTCGACCACGTCATCCCCACCGAGCAGCGCGACCCGCAGCTCGCCGCCAAACTCGCGACCGAACTGCCGGCCGTGCTCGGCTGGATGCTGGCCGGCTGCCGGGCGTGGCTCGAGCGCGGCCTGGACCCGCCGGCCCGGGTCCAGGCGGCGACGACCGACTACCTTGCCAGCGCGGACCAGGTCGGCCGCTGGATGGAAGAATGCTGCGTCATCGGCCCGACGGCGTACATGACCAAAGGCGCCGCCTTTGAGTCGTACAAGGCGTGGGCCGGCGCCGCCGGGGAGCGCGTGGAAAGTAAGCGCTGGCTCGGCGAACGACTCCGAAGCACGAAGGGCGTGGACGAAACCAAGAACGACGCCCACCGGTGGCTCGGAATCGGGCTGCGGACTTGAGTCCGGACCTAACGGACCTAATTCCCGTTCCCCACGTTACGCGCGCGCGCGCGCGTGAACCCGGCAAACCGGACCTTAGGTCCGATAGGTCCGGACCCCCGGGGCGCCCCTGAATGCCGACCCTGCGGCGCCTCTGCGGGGCCTGCCGGGTGGCGGTCGTCGTGCCGCCGGGATCCCGGTGCCCGGCCTGCCAGCGTGCGCACGACCACGCCCGGGACCAGACCCGGGGGACACGGACCCAGCGGGGCTACTCCAACCGTTACCTGCGGGTCCGCGACTTCGTGCTCAAGCGGGATGGCTATCGCTGTCGATACTGCGGCGGACCGGCGACCACGACTGACCACGTGATCCCGCTCTCGCGTGGTGGCCGGAGCACGGTCGAGAACCTGGTCGCCGCGTGCGCGAGCTGCAACTTCAAGAAGGGTGCGGGTGCGCGATGAAGGGGTATGTCTCGCGCGGCGCCTCGTCCGGCGTGTCCCTTCGTTGTATTGGCGACGACGACGTGACCCGCGATCCGCTGCACGACCGCGCGAGACGAACGCGATGACACCACGGTGCGAGCGTCGACGCAACGTGAATCGTGCGCGCTCGCCGCCGAAGTGGGTTTTTCGAGACACCAGCGCGGAACCCCTCGCGCCCCCTCGCGCGGGATTACTGACCCGAAAGGAGACGTCCGATGATGGACACCGGCATCTGTTCCGAATGTGGAAACGATATCGTCCACGTCGACCCGCGATGCATGTTGTGCGGACTCGAAGTGCTCGGCGACGACGGCGCGTACTCCGTGGAGAACGACGGGGACGACCAGACGTACCCGGACGTTCACGCGGCGCTGCGCGCGCACCACAAGACCGAGCGACACCAGGAGGCGCGCGCCGCGAACTTCTTCTATGAACGGCACCGGCGATTGCCGCAGACGACGGCCGAGAAAGCGGAGGGGCACCGCGTGCGCGACATCCGCGACGCTCGCGGTTGGGCGATGAAGCAGTTCGGCATGACGGCCGACCAGGTCGAAGACCTGCGGACCGGCAACGCGTGAGAGCCGGCCCGAAGCCGCAGCCGACCGCGTCGACGCTCCCGCGCCTGCGCGCTCGGCTGCCTTCGGCCCGGTTCGCGGAGTTCTGCCGGCGGTTCCTGACGCATTCGCAGGGACCGCTCGCAGGATCGCCGCTCTTCTTGCGCCCCTGGCAGCGCGAGATCGCACGGGCGCTACTCGACACGCGCGACGAGCGCGGCCTGCGCCGCTATCGCGTCGCGTTCATCACGATGGCGCGCCGCAACGGCAAGACGGTGCTCTGTGCGGCGCTGGCGTTGTTCGAGCTCTACTACGGCGAAGCCGGCGGCGAGATCATCGGCGCGGCCGGTGATCGCCAGCAGGCGCACCTCGCGTTCGATACGGCGCGCAAGATGGTCGAAGCGAGTCCGCCCCTGGAAGCGGTCTCGCTCATCTATCGCCGCCAGCTCGTGGTACCGCATCGTGGCTCGACGTACCGCGTGGTCTCCAGCGATGCGCCGCGCCAGCACGGCATCAACGTGTCGTTCGCGATCATCGACGAGCTGCATGCGCACAAGGACCGGCGGCTCTTCGATGCGCTCTCCACGGCGACGGGCTCGCGCGCGCAGCCGCTCATCGTGGTGATCTCCACCGCCACCGACGATCCGCACTCCGTCATGGCCGAGCTCTACGACTACGCGCTCAAGGTCCGCGACGGCATCGTCCCCGACGACGCCTTCCTGCCGATCATCTTCTCGGTGCCCATGGACCGCGACCCGTGGGACGAGACGGCGTGGCCGCTCGCGAATCCCGCGCTCGGTGACTTCCGCGACCTGACCGAGTTCCGCATCGCCGCCCGCCAGGCCAAGGAGATCCCCGGCCGCGAAGCCGCGTACCGGAGTCTCTACCTGAACCAGATGTTCACCGGCGCCGCGTCGCGCTGGCTCGACGTGGGCGCGTGGGACGCGTGCGCGACCGCGTCACGCGACGACATGCAACTTGCGAGAATCGTTGACGACCGGGAAAACGGCAGGGGCCTGCCGCTCCGCCGCGCGTTCATCGGTCTCGACTTGTCCACCAAGGTGGACCTCAGCGCGCTCGTGATCCTGATGCCGGACGACGCGGGCAACTACGACGTGCGTGCCGAGTTCTTCGTGCCCGCCGACAACATCGCACGACGGGCGCAGGCCGACCGCGTGCCGTACCCGCAATGGGTCCGCGACCAGTGGATCACCGCCACGCCCGGCAACGTGATCGACTGGGGCGTCATCCGCGCGCGCCTGCTCGCGCTCATGCGCGACTACGACGTGGTCGAGATCGCCGCCGATCCGTGGAACGCGGCCGGCTTCATCGCCGAGCTGCAGCGCGACGGGCTCCCCGCCTTCGAGCAGAGCCAGGCGATGGCCGCGCTCACCTCCGCGTGCAAGGAGCTCGAAGCGCTCGTGCTCTCGCAGAAGCTCACGCACGACGGCAACCCGGTGCTCCGGTGGTGCGTGAGCAACGCCGTCGCCGATGTGGACGCCAACGGCAATCTGCGGCCGTCCAAGAAGCGCAGCACGGAGCGCATCGACGGCGTGAGCGCGCTGCTCAACGCCCTCGCCCGCGCCCTCGTGCACGCGGGCCCGAGCGTCTACGAGAGCCGCCCGCCTGTCTTGCTGGACCTATAAGCCACAGTTATTGTATTCTCCCGAACCATCAATGGCGGACGGCCCCGAAATCCGGTCGCTTCCCGCTGAGCTGCGCGCCGACGTGAGCGGCGAGACGCCGCGTCTGGTCGGCTACGCCATCGTCGCGGACGTGCTCTCGGAAGACCTGGGCGGCTTCCGCGAGACGATCACGGCCGGCGCCATCCGCGCCGCCCTTGCCGCGAGCGACGACATCGTGGCGCTCCGCGACCACCGCGACAGCCGCGTGCTCGGCCGTACGAGCGCGGGCACCTTGCAGCTCGCCGCCGACGCGCGCGGCCTGCACTTCGACCTGCGCCCGCCGTCCCACGCGGCCGACCTGGTCGAGTCCGTCCAGCGCGGCGACCTGCGCCACGCGTCGTTCGGGTTCTCCGACGCCGTCGACACCTGGGACATGCGCGCGACGCCGCCCGTCCGCACGGTGACGGCGATGAACCTCCGCGAGATCAGCATCGGCGTGCCGTGGGCCGCCTACCCGCAAACCACCGTGGCGGCCCTGCGCTCGCTCGACGCCGCCCGCGCGAAGGAGACAACGATGCCGGAGTCCGCGACCGCCACCGTGACCGCGCCCGAGCCGACGCCGCCCGTCCCGCCCGTGGTGACCGAGACCCGCGACGTCGACGTCGTCGGCGAAGACCGCGTCCTGAAGCCGGCCGACTCCTTCCGCGCGTGGACCGAGCGCCAGGGCAAGGCCGACCCGACCTATCGCGCGCTCGGCTTCGGCGCCCTGCTGCGCGCGATGGTGACGACTCCGCGCTCCGACCTCGAGCGCCGCGCGCTCGCCGAAGGCTCCGACTCGGCCGGCGGCATCACCGTGCCCGAGATCACGCTGAGCCGCTGGATCGACCGCCTGCGCGCGGCCATGGTGGTCATGCGCGCGGGCGCCGTGACGGTGCCGCTCACGACGGACTCGACCACCATCGCGCGGCTGCTCACCGATCCCACCGTGGCCTGGCGCAACGAGAACGCGGAGATCACCGCGAGCGATCCCACGTTCGGCGGCGTCACGTTCGTTCCGCGCAGCCTCGCCGCGCTCGTGCGCGTGTCGCGCGAGCTGCTGGAAGACTCGCTCAACGTGGAACAGATGCTGGAGCGCGCGTTCGCGGAGTCGATGGCGGTGGAGCTCGACCGCGTCGCCCTGGTCGGGACCGGCACCGCGCCCGAGCCGCGCGGCATCGCGAACACGGTCGGCATCAACACCATTGCGCTCGCCGGCTCGCTCGACGACTACGACCCGCTCATCGACGCCATGAGCGCGTGTTGGGTCCGCAACGTGCCGAACGTCGGCGCGTTCGCGCTGCACCCGCGCGAAGCCGCCACCATGGCGAAGTTCAAGGAAGGCACGACCAACGCGCCGCTCCCGAAGCCGCCCGCGCTCGACGGCGTCGCGCTGTTGCCGACGACGTCGCTGTCCATCACGGAAGCGCCCGGGACGGCGTCGCGCATCATCGGCGGCGACTTCAGCCGCCTGATGATCGGCATGCGGGCGTCGCTGCGGGTCGAACTGCTCCGTGAACGCTACGGCGAATTCTTGCAATACGGCTTCCTGGCGCACCTGCGCGCGGATGTCGCCGTGGAAGATCCCGCCGCGTTCACGCAAATCACGGGCATCGTGCCGGCGTAACGGCGGCGCTGAGCCGCTGGTATGCGTTGGTGGACGCGCCTGGTGGCCGAAGTCCGCAGCGTGATTCTCGGCCCGTACGCGGTCGGCGATCCGGCGCTCACGCGGCTGTTCGGCGGTGGCCCTACGAGCGCCGGGGAGCCCGTGAGCCTGGAGCGCTCCGTCGGGCTCACGGGCGTGTGGGCCTGCGTCGCGCTCATCGCCGGCACCATCGCCGCGATGCCGCTGCTCCTGTACCGGCGCCTGCCGAACGACGGCCGCGAGCGCTACACCGACCATCCGCTGTTCGACGTGCTCGCCAGCCGCCCGAATCCCACGCAGAACGTGACCGCGTTCTGGGAAGCGATGGTGACGGGCCTGCTGCTGCGCGGCAACGCCTACGCGATCATCAGCCGCGATGAAGCGCGCGTGCGCGCGCTCTGGTACGTGAATCCCGA